GTTCATTATCATATCAACTTCAGCAGCACCACCAGTATCATCACTATCAACTGCTTCTAATAGTTCAACTTCTTCTTTTATATTATATAATCTACTTGCTTGTGTAAGTTTTTTCATTAAGTCTCTCAATTCTTTTTTATCTTTAATAAAAATACTTCCACGCATACCACCAGATTTATTAATTTCTAAACCTTTCTTAGATGGATCTCTTGCATTTTTGTAAGGTTTAACTGAAATAGATTCTTCTAATTCTTCTTCTTTCATTAATGCTTTTACTGTTTTTAAATCAAGTTTTAATGCTCTTGCAATTTGTTCAGGTGTCTTTTTTTGTTTTATCATCATATGCATTTGAGACATTTTACCTTCTTCAACACTTTCTTTTTTCTCTTTATCTATCTCTGCCTTTGATTTCTGAGCAACTTCTTTTTCTTTATCACCTAATGCTCTTTGTTGTTTTGCTACATCCGCTCTTGCGTCTGTACCTTGATCACCTTTTAATTTTTTAGCACGTTCTCTTTCTTTTGCTATTCTTTCTTTTTCTTTTGCAAGTCTTTCACGCTCATCATTTCTTTTTTGAATTGCGTCTGCTTTCTTTTTAGCTGCGTCTGCTCTACCTGAGGTACTAAATCTAACATTACCTTGTTTATTTACAACCGCTGCCTTTGCTGCTTTACCTGCACCTTTTGCTAATGCTGCTGCACCTTTACCTACAAGTCCTGCCGCTTTCTTTGCAGGGTTAGAGGTTACTGCTTTTCCAACACCTTTAACTGCAGCCTTACCAACTTTGTATGGTAAAGTAATAGGGGCAACTGCAATTTTACCTATACCTCTTGCAATTTTGCCTATAAACTCGTTTAATTCTTCTTGTTGTTCTCTAGTTAAACTGTCGTAGTATTCAATAAACTGGTCTTCATCTAATGCCAATACACTATCCATATACTCATTAACGAGCATTTGTTCTTGTATTTGTGCCATTGATGTGCTATATCTTTGCATATTTTCTCTCCGTTATACTATTTATACGATTAATTATCTACTGGTGCATTAGCACGCCATTGATAGCACGACCAATATCTTGCTTTCCACTTTGGTCCTGGATTATCACAGTTATGTCTGGCACGAAAAGATTTTCTTCTTGCCGGGTCGTCTCTCTTAATAGATAGACCTGTTGTATCACCAAACGACACTTTCACGACATTACCCTTTTCGTTCTTTACATATACATAGAACTTCTTAGAACCACCTCGAATAGGATCGTTTAGTTTTACTTTCTTGCCTTGATATTCTGCTTCTGTTATTTCTAAATCTTCATATAGATCACAAGTCTCACAGATATGATCTATACGCTCTACTTCTTTTAATGATTTTACACTCATTATTTTCCCCTTACTTTTGCGGCTAGATCAGAATCCGCTTTGCCCCATGTACCACTTGATTTAGTCACGAAGCTGTTAACTCTTGCCATACCCCATTGTTGTGGTGTAGTGCCAGGTCTGTGTCCTGTTCTCCATGCTGCCATACCTCTGTTATAGACTTTCATTAATACACCATATGGCATACCAGACTTAGCTGCTTTCTTTTTTACGCCTTCGTTTTCAGATAACAATTCATCAAACATTTCAGATACAGTCTGGTCTAGTTTTACTCTATAATCTGTTCCATACTGGTCTTTATATTGTTCAATTGTTTCGTCTAACTCTGACCATGCTTTGATGTCTTTGATTTCTTGCTCAACATCTTCACCAAATTTCTTCTTGAATGCCAGAGTATGTTTAGATGGTTTTGTTTTAGCGTCAGCGTCACCAGGTGCTGGTTTGTATGCCGCAGGATTGTCGTCATCCATCTTTGCACCTTTTTTAAAGTGTGTGTCTCTCGCTGACTTTGTAGATTTCTTTAGTCCAGAAAAATACTTTGCAGGCTGTGTGCCTTTCTTATCTTTGATATCTGGATCTTGTGCTGCTTCGCCTTGTGCTCTTTTTAATTGATCTGGAGTAGGTGCGCCTTTCTCACCTTTCTTTCTCATCTTCTCGCCACGCTTTCTTTTCATGTGAATATTGTGCCAAAGACCTTTTTCCTCTAAATCAGTTTCTTCAAACATTTTACTCAATACTTTATGATAACCTTTAGAACCCATTTTCTTTTCTAAGTCTTTTATATCTTTCTTTTCTTTAGGTGTTAATAAAGTAGTCTTGTCTAATATTTTTTTAAGATCAGTTAAACTTTTCTTTTCGTTTAATTCAACCTCTTCAAATTTTTGAAACTTTCTAGTAGTAACTAATTTTGCATAATCTCTCACTTGTCCTGGTGTTGTAATATTAAATGTTCTTTGTGTGTGTATTTGATCAGCATTTTCTGGACCCTGTGTCCAATCATCTACATCATTAATCTTAGGTTGTCCTGGTGTTTCAATTGGCAATTTACGATCTTGTTTGTCTGCTTTCTTTTGTTCTTTTTCTTCTTCGTCTTTATTTGTTTTTTGTACATCTTTAGCAGATTTGATTTCTTCATCAAAAGATGAAAATGATTTTAATGTTTTAGCATTCTTTTGTAATACCAATTTCTTTTTATCCACATCTTCTACTTGTAATTCTGTATCAATATTATTTGCTGGTGTGATTTCATTCAACCATGCTTTTTCTACACCACCATCTTCCATTTCATACTGTACATAGTTTGGACCTCGTTTAATAATCTTACCAACGTTTCCATTGTTATTGTTTTCTACCATATCACCCATATTAAATATTTCATTGTTATGATAGTTTTCTCTTATCATTCTTAATCCATCATCTTCTGGTGCCATCGCCTCATTCACTCCCATACCTTTTTTTAAGTCTTTAAATAGTTTCATAGCGTCCTTCACCTTGGTGCCTGTGATAAGTCCTTGTTTCAAACTTGTATAGTCATTTTTCATTGCAAAATCTCTCATTTTACTAGCACTCATTCCTGTAGCACCAGTAGCGTCTGGATCTCTTTCACCAGCACTTATGACTTCCGTTGTATCAAAATTATAATCCTTACCATTATATTGTTTTATCAGCCTTTTAAATTCAGCAACTCGATCACTTCCTGCAATCATATAAACATCTGTATATTTTTTATCAAATCTATTTTTCAATATTTCCATAAATGTACGTTCACTTCCAATTGCTGGTAATATTTTTATACCTCGTGGATATACTTTTTTTAAGTAATCCACTTTTTGTTTTACAGTCAATGGATTTTTTCTTTTATCCTGACTTGCACTTACATATAACACGGGTAGGCCTTTAACCCTTTTTGCTATTGTAATAATTCTTTCTATAAGTTTTTGGTGTCCAATAGTAGGTGGATTCAATCTGCCAAAACCAAACACCACAGGTTTACTTCTACCTGTGTCTTTTCTTAATAATTCTTTAAGCGTTTTCATTTGGTATCCTTACTTTTAATAATGGTTTATCATTGATTGTAATATCACCTTTTTCATTCTTACCTATCTTCTTTACTTTGATAGGTTTGTTTTTAAACTTGCCACCTTTGACTACATCACCTACCTTAATTGGTATGTTGATGTCTTCTCTCATTTTTTGTTTTTTCTCTAATTCTTTTCTCATCCACATTTTTGCAACATGATTTGTTATAGGTTTTTTAACTATTTTTGCAATCATCTTATATGCTTTAGCAAGCACATCATCATTTGCTTTATTGTTATCAATAACATAAAAGTTTTTCATACCAAATAACATTTGTAACTTACCCATGTTTCGTTGTATCTGTGCATGACTTTTTTTTGCAATATCAATTGGTACTGTTCTAGACCTAGAAGCATTTCTTGCCAACGCCACTTCTAAACTTGTATTTACAAATACCATGTGGCAATCATAACCTAATCTTTTTAATGCAGCTAATCCTGTTTCTATTTTAGAAATGTCTCTTGCGGTACTATCAATCACTAAACCTAACCTACCTTGTATGTACATGTCTAAACTTTTTCCTGTTATTGCTTTTGATCTTGCTCTTACTTTATCTCTAAAATATTCTTCTTCAGGTGGCATATCTAAAGACAATCCTGCTTTCTTTAATGCTTTTTCAAAAGCATTATCTGAATTAACATTCTTTAAACCAAGACCACCAGTAATTCTTTGTGTTACATAACTCTTACCAGAACCTGGACCACCTGCAAGAAAGAATGCTTTGAAAATACCTGGGTCATATAAACCTTCTTGTATGATAAATCTTTCTATCATTTCTTTTCCCAATTCTTTGCCGCCGTAAAGTTTTGAATACTAAACTCTAGTCTGTCCACAAGTTTTACTGCTTTACCTTTTTTATCTACTGCAACGTATCCTTCTGGATTTGTTGCAACCATACCTTTTGGTGTAGTCTTAAATGTACCAATACTTTTTGCCTTGTTTAGTTTTGATATAATCA